CGTCTTCGCCGCTGACATCGCGACCGTGCTCGTCTCGGTCACAGCGAAGGTACGCGGTAACATCCTCGCCAGCGTAGCAGCGAGCGTAATCACCAACGCGAGCGTCTTCGTGACCTTCTTGAGCATCGCCGGAGTCATCGTCATCGTGACTGCATTGCTCCGGTAGTATGTAGACTTGTTCGTCATCGCTGCTGTCAACGTAGTGGTCGCATTGAGCGTGATCGGCGTCAGTGTCCCGCCAGCAGGTGGCGTGAACGCCTTGAGCCGGAACATTGCAATGTGACCGTCGTTGACCGCTGACGTAGCGCAGGTGGCTGTCGTTGCGTATGTTCCTGCCGTCGTCAACGCCGCACCACCGCCGGGGTTCGCCAACACACCGTCCGCGAAACATCCGCAACCTCCAGTCGGCTGCCCATCAAACCGTTCGGTCAGTGCTGTAGACGGCGACGAGATCGACTCGTTGGTGAAGGACGACGTGGACTTGCTGAACGCCGCTTGAACGAAGAATGCCGGGATCCCCGCTGCCACCGACGATGTAGCGCCAGACGGGCAAGCGGTGCCCGCCGAGTTGGCGGTCGCCATGTCTGCGATGAACGTCGAAGTATTGTCGATGCCGCTGTATTCAAACACGCAGATCAGTGATCCAGATCCCGGAGCCGCACCCGTAAACGTCTGCTCCCCGCCCGCCGCGATCTTCCAGAAGAGACGCGAGCATCTCTGCGAGCCGCCGGTGCCTCCTGAGGCGTTTGTGAGCGCAGTCATCCCTGTAGGCGTTCCCAGGGTTGGTGTACCAGTTGTGCCGCCCTCGCCGATGAACGCCACCAGGAGATTGCCGGCAGTCGCCGGAGCGGGCAGCGAGACCGACGGTGCTGTTGTACCGCCGCCCGGTCCAGCCTGCTGAACAAGAGTCGCTGGCGGGTAGTAGGTGCCTGACTTGTAGATGATCAACGCACTCGTATATGCGCTGGTATTTCCTAGTGTGTACGATGAACCTTGCAGTGCAGTCGCGGACAGGATCTTGTAATCGGCATCAGCACCGAATTGAGACGTTGAGTCAAGAAAGTTGCGGATGCGAGTGTAACCCTGCCCGCCAAGCGTGATTGAACCAGAGTTCGATATCGCCAAACCGGCAACTGCAATTGCATCAGCGACGGTATTCGTGACATTACCGCAAGAAGCGGTTGTGGCAGAAGAGTTGTTGGCTGTGGACGGAGTACTGTCTACCCCACCCATAACTCCAGTTAGAGAGAAGCATGTGAACACGAGGAAATTTGTACTGGTATTCTGCAGCTGTACCGATACAGAAGAACCAGAAGCAACGTCGGCAATAGCGACCTTACTCCAAACATCCCAGTTCATGCCGTTCGCGTTCGAGCGGACATCGAGACCCAATGTTCCGAGTCCGCCACCCACCGTAATGCTACTCGCATTTCCGAACAATGTCTGGTTGTACGCAGCGACAACTACAACGCGCTCCCCGGCCTTGATCAGGCGAGTCGTAGTCGCGCTGATCGAGTTGACCGAGGAGCTAGCGTTCTGCGCGTTGCAGTTCTCTCCCGCGTACGCCGCCGACATTGAACTTTACGAAGGATCGAGCGTGAACGTGTACTGGATCTGATCGCCGATAGCGAGCACGACGCCGGTGTGGTCGCCGTGGATGACTAGCGTGCCTGAGGACGTAGCAGTCAGGCAGCCGGCATTGGTGATGGTCTGTGCCGAGAGCGACGTCAGCGTCCCGACGTTCTGGAACTTTGCTGTTGAAGTGGAGCCGGTCTTGGTGACGGTGCCGGAAGTGCGTGCTTCAGCTGCCTCAGTGAACAGCGTGGTGTCTGCCTTGGCTGCTGTGCCAGCGCCCGTGCCCCAGCCGATGTACTGCGGGATTGTCTGTACTGTCTCGGTTAGCTTGTCGACGATGTACTCCTCACCGGTGTTCGTGAGAACGACAGCCATTACTCCCCCTCTCCGTACACGACCGGATCATCCTTGAGCGTGCGGAGGATCGGCGAACCGTGCTCGGTCTGGTTGTCGCTGATCTGTTCCTTTGACCAGTCAGCCAGGCACTCGTAGTTGTGCAGGTAGATCAGGTCTCCCGCACCCTTCTTGTAGCCCAGGTAGTATGAGGTCTCTTCGTCAAGTGTATCCGGGGCAACCGAGAGGTCCCTGGAGAGCTTGACGATGTTCCCCTCGTCGTCGGTCTCTGCGTCGAGCAGCGCAGTGTTGACGGCCTCGATGACCGCACGCTGCGGCTTCACCATAGCGAGTAGATGAGGATTGAGAAGGTTCACTTCCTCACCGCACCCCGGGCAAGTAAACGTAGTCTTGAACCCGTTGGGATCGCTCGGCTTCTCGACGGGATCGTTCTTGGCCATTACGCCTCCTCGTCGAAGTGCATCTCGCGCTCCTCTTCCTCATGGTACAGGACAGGAGTACTATGGATTGGGCAGTGCATCTCATCTGCTGGATTACGACCTTCGTTCACCAGGGCAATCATCTTGAGCTGATTGACCTTGCAGCCGCAAACGTACATACCGCTGAAGCGGCGAACTTTGTATGTCCCCTTGCCGCGCAGCGGAGGCGCAACATCAGCGGTCAGTGGCCCTGGTACTCTGATCACCTCAAGCTTCCTACGTTTGAAAAGTTTCAAGCCTCTCCCTTCAGATGAGGGCGGCAGCGCGACCACTACCGCCCTCACTCTGATCTGCTACGACTGCGAGGCAGCCGCCAGCTTGGCTTCCAGGTGATCAACGACGCCCTTGCGGGGATCGTTGTTGGTTGCCATGTTCTCCGCGTCCAGCACCTTGTTGATGCCGTCCACGTCGTCACCGGCGAGAGCTACGGTCTCGGAGACGTTGAGCTTGTTCTCCTTGATGTAGTCCGCCATCTCCTCCGTCGACATGCCGGCAGCGTCACCGTGCTCTCCTTCAGCTGCCGTTACGAGAGGAGGGGTCTGCCCTGTCCCATGGGTCGCCTGGTTGGCCAGAAGGTCAGCGTACTGACCGGTGTACGTGCCGTCGACGATGGCCTGAGCGTCCTCGTCGGAGAAGAAGGCATCGAGCTCTTCTCCGCGCTGAAGGCTCCAGTCGTCGTTGATTTCGACACGCTCGCCCATGCTGTTGATCCTCTCGACCCGAGTCTGAGTTCCAGGCTCGACAGGAGAGTCGACATTCTCGAACCAGGTGAACAGACGGATCTTGATGATCTTCTCGTTCTCGCCAAGAGGCTCAGCAACCTGCTCCTCCTGCGTGGTCTCGTCGTCAGCCATCTCCCCTCCCTTCCTAGGTCAGACCGGTGAACTTGAGGACAGCGTACAGGTTGTTCGCGTACATCAGCGGCCGAACACTGGACTGGATCCAGGTCTGCTGCTTGCCGTTCGGATCACGCCAGGTCTCCGTCGACAGCGGCTGCTCCACGCGCATCTCGCCGACCTGACCTTCCGCCAGCGCGTAGGCAGCGCCTGCGGTAACACGGTTGGTGACGAAGATGTCGACGTCGTAGCTGTCGAGCAAAGCACCGAGCTTGTCCCCGTAGATGCCCTCGAGGTTGAACATCTCAGACGGGTTCATGATCCACAGGTTGTAGTCCATGCCCATCTCTTCCTGCTCGGCGACGAGATCCGCCTTGGCGAAATCACGTGCCGGGAAGAGAGGCCAGTTGCTACCACCGGCGTACGTCGTGTTGACTGAACCCCACGAGACACCCGCAACGGTGCGGGAGTTCGCGGTGATCCAGGCTTCCAGCGTCTGAACGCCACGCTGGTTGATCTTGCGGACGATCGTGTTCGCCAGCTGCCTCATGGCGCGAGTGAACTGGCTGATCTCGTTGCGGTCGCGAGCCTCGTCGGTGAAGTAGAACTTGGCGCCCCACTTCTCGACGACTGCGGCCTGCGGAGCGCGACGGCTGAAGGCGACGATCGGGAACTCAGTTCCCGGCTCGACGCGCTCAATGTCGCGGTCAGCGTAGAGATCCGGGTACACGACGAGGTCATAGATGACCGCGCCGCCCGTTACTCCCCCGGCCGACGTGAATGCGCGGTCTACGAAGAACCGCTGCCTTGTCAGGTCGAGCACCATCGGCGTGAGCACGCGTGTAGGGTTTTGCAACGCGATGTCGATGGTGAACGAAGTACCGGAGATCGTCGGCGGTGCGAGCGGGTTGACGACGGCACCCGGGTTCGGAGCCGCAGCGACAAATCCCTCAGCCGACTTCAAGCCGGCAGCCTGAGCCGCCATCCGCAGGAGTTCCGGGTCTGCCTTTCCTGCCCGGACGCACTCCAGCAGCGTCTCGGTATCGACACAGACGCGAGGCCCGTGGTCGATCTGTAGCATATCCCATCCCTCCTTTCTAGTTGCTGAACGCGTAGAGCTCAACCTCGACGTCGACGCCCGCAGCGCCAGCAGCCGAGTGAGCGATTCCGACCTTGCGGCCCGTTGTGAACGGGACCACACGGCCGCTGGTGTCGACCTGCAGTTCGTTGCCGACCACGACAGCGGCACCGGACGTCACGGGCAGGAACGTGCCTGCGCCGCGCGTGATGGGTGCCTTACCGCCGTTCGGAACATCCCAGTTGATGACTCCGCCAACGATGCCACCAGCCGTCGGCGCGGCAGGGCACAGAATGTTGGAGCCGTCACCGGCAGCCAGCGGATCGGTAGCAAGGCCACCGAGACCGCCGGACTGACGGGACGTGAGCGGACCGCAGAACGTCTTGCCGGTCATCGCGTAGCCCGCGTGCACGGTGATCTTCTGGGTGTACGCAGCTTCCTTGGTCGGGATGCACTCGTTGTTCATCCCTTACCTCCTACCACCTGCGCGCTCATCCCTGCTGATGCGCGATCGACGGGCCTGGTCAGAACCATTGAGAGCTCTGACCTCCGGGAAGAGCTCCTCAGACCAGCTGGCCACGAGATCCTCGTCCTGCTCCAGAGAAGCGGCGATGTCGGGCGCATGTCCATGCCCACGCTCCACCACCGGAACCAGCCCCGGCTCCAACGACGCGAGCACCTGAGCGGCACCCGTGTCAGCCTTCAACGCGTTGAGCCAGTGCTCCCTGCGGGCCGGAGCGACACGCCCGTCCGCGATGGCTGCGGACACGAGCGACTCGCGGGTGTTGCTGTCCTGCTGCTCCTTCAGCTGAACTGCCGTGGCTGCGCCAGCTTTCAGAGAGTCGAGCGTGGCCCGGTCGATGAGAACCGTGCCAGGCGGGAGGGAGGCAGCAACGCTCTCTGTCGTGCTCTCCTCCTCCTCACCCTCATCACCCTCATCATCGTCACCCTCGTCACCGTCGCCGCCTTCCTCCGTGGTGGAGGTTGTCGGATTGACGACTTCGTTGAGCTCGCGGAGGGCTGCCTTGACCTGCTCGTCGGACGCATCCTCGGGCAGGCCCAGACGGGTACGGATCGCTTTCGCGTCCATCGTACCTCCTGTGGTTTCCGGGCTACTTTCCGCCCGAGTGTCATAGCTGGCGAGGACCTTACGGCCGATCGTCAGCGTTGCTGCTACGTGGGATGCTGCAGCCTTGAGCGATTCCCGTGTGTCCGGGATGTAGTCGATGCGTACGGGCTGAGCCTCACCGAAGGTCACCCGACCATCAACGTCGCTGCTGTAGGACAGCTTGAACAACTGTCCTGACTCGTCGTCCTCGACGACAAGCTCATTGGGATCAGTCAGTACAGCCCTGACCCACCACCACTGCGTATCGTCAGTCGCGATGTCCTGATAGAACGCACGACGTACGTCATCGAGGTTTGCCGCCATTGAATCACCCCCAGGTTGACTCGCCGCGACGTTGTCGATGACACGCACGCCAGCGGGCACCGTCTCCCCATACATGTCTCCAAGCATGGGAAGGTCATCCAGTTGGGTAATGCCCGGCCAGAGCACGCCGAGCAGTGAACAGGCAGAGATAACAAAGCGCCACTTCTTGCCGCGATGACTGTCAGCATTCTTGAATCCCTCAATGCTGCGGCCCGGATAGGCCGAAGCCATCACATCAGCGAGCCACTTAGGCACGCCAACCAGATCAGCGTAGATCACCATCCCGTTATCAGACAGCCTGAGGTTGCTAGCTCTACCAAAGGCAGGAGCAGCGTCAAAGTGTTTGATGTCGTTATAACGGGGATCGACATGACCGAGCTTGATCCTTGCCGCCGGTACTGACGGGTCTTCATTTGCGGCAGTTACTGCATCCCGCAAATCTTCGGGTGTGAACGTTGTGGGGCCAGAGGCAAGGTTGTACTCAACACCTGCCTCCATCAGCGGCACGTTCGGTACGGTGACGAGCTTAACTGTCACTCATGTACTCCTCGAGAATGTCTTCAGGGGCACGGCTGGCCCGGGTAGCGCCACCACCCGGTTGCTGATAGGACTGAGCCTGCTGCTTGCCTCCCTTGGGCACCGGCGGCTCCATGTTGGGGTTGGTCAGCGCCTGCTGTTCGGTGGGCTGACGCGGACCAGCCGGTGTGACGATCTCCGGGCGCGCTCCCTTGCGCTTTGGCAGCAGGTAGCGGTAGCGCACCATATTCTCCAGATCGTCGTCCATGATGAGCACACCGCGCTGTACCAACAGCGCCAGATCGTCAACGCCTAGCGCGTCCTCACTAGCACGCTCCCAGATCAAACGCGGACACTGCTTCACGTCCTCGCCGTAGTTCCAGTCAACGATGTCCTCGATGACATGCTCGGTCATCGTATCGCAGTACCACTGCGCGATATGACGCTGACCCACGAGGAAGAAATCCTCAAAGGTCTCGCCCAGGGCGTAGCTTCCCACGTGCGCCCCACCCTGGGCAAGGTTGGCAAGCTGTAGCAGGAACCGGCGCGCCATGCTCTCATCCAACCGCTTGATGCTGCGGTCGATGTCGCTCTGCATCCCCTTGGCGATGTTGAGCTCTGTACCGTACGGCAGCGCCATTCCGCTAGCCTCGCCGATGCGGAAGTTCTGCATCATCGCATCGAGGCTAGTGATCTCATCAACCGTCATCCCCTGCGCGCCCGTCGCGTACGGGACACCACCGGCACGCTCATGGTTGATTGTTTCAATCCTCAGGTCACGGTCCTTGATCAACCAGTCGCGGTAGCAGTCGCGCATCATGCTGCGTCCTGACCACGACATACCTTCCTGCTGGAAGACAAATGCCACCAAATTGTCCACGGGAATCTCAGGACCGTAGGGCGTATTGCTAGGCTTGTTGGTGTAGTTGTTCCAGCCTACCGGCTGCCACTGACAGATGCTCACCAGGCCGCCATTCGGACTGACGTTGATCTGCCGGATAGTCTGGGGCATGCGCGGCGCGAGCTTACGCAGCCGCCACTTGCCGTCAACGATCTCGCCCACTTGCTCAAAGTACATGTGGCCGTAGATGGCAGCCATCAGAGCCTGCGTGATGAACTTCGTGTGTGAGAAGCGGTTCTTCATGCGACCCAGTGGTTTGTCCTGCTCGCCCAGGATGGGGATATTGAGGTCCTCACTGATTTCCTGGGCGAGGGACTTGTCCGCTCCGTTCGGATCGATGACATACCGCAGCTGGCTGATCCCCCACATGACTGCCGTCAGCAAACCAGCCAGCTGCGAGTCGGTACGCATCTGGTCGTACAACCGTACGTTGTTCGGCCAGCGTAGCTCCGGGACGTACTCCCATTCGTCAACGAACATCCGCCAGGGTCCGCTACCCGCCCCCAGTGGTGATAGCGGTGACCCTACAACACCGTAGCCTCCCAGACCGAGATCAGGGACGCCAAGCTCGCGTGTGGGCGCGCGATTGCCGTAGTCAGTAGTTGTACGCGGACGTCCGACGCGGGCCATCAGTGAGCGATCTCCACCGCTGTGCAGGCTTCACCCTGCTGCTGAAGGAGCATGTCCACGTCTTCCCACTTGATCAGGAAGTAGCCCTTGAGCGCCCATTGCGCTCCCCAGCTGTTAATGCACCAGGCGTGGTCCTCAGACTGCAGGTCACCGATGATGTCCCAGCAGTGACCGCCGGCAACCTGACCGGTACAACTGACCACACCTTTCGCGTCCGGGTAGAACATCTGCTGCAACCAGTTGGTGCCCATGGTGGCCGGACCCATGGTCTGCACCCACTTGCGCAACGTGTCCACCTTCGTCGTGAACGCGTAGTTGTTGAGAGTGCCCTTAGCCTGCATGGCCTTCGCCCCGCCGCGCACCGAGGCACCCTGCTGGCCGCCACCCGGAGCACGAGGATCATCCGGCGAGCCGTCGTACTGTGTTGCGGCAAAGTAGATGTCCAACGCGTCCTCATGCGTCCAGGCGTCGTCGATCGGCTCCGTGTTGCCCCACTGAGCCCAGCCGTGCCCAACACAGGTTCCCTGTTGCCCCTGGTCAAGAACCGGTTGCTTGTTGACCCACTTGTTATCCTGACCGGCGGGTGGGGCGGGTGTCGGAGGAGCCGGAATCGTCAGCAGCCTGATCTGAGCCAGCTTCGCCCAGTTCTTCACGGACGCTGCGGCGTTTTTGTCGTTCAGCATCTTGTTCAGCGCGGTCTGAAGAGGGTCCGTGACACCACTCTCCAGGAAGTCCTCGAGTTGCCAGTCCCGCTCGTCCGGGATGTGGATGCGGCCTAGACCGCCAGGCGGTGCTTGCTCTTCGTTCTCACTCACTACTGACCTCCACCCTGTGCCGGAGCCTTCGGCATCTTCTCCATGCCGCCCATGTTGAACTTGCCCTTGCCCTTCTTGGACTTGATGAGACTCTTACGCTTGGCCACGTGCTACCCTCCCTGTGTTGGTCACCTGATAGACGAGACCCGTTGCCGTAACTGCTGCTACGAACGCAATCAGCCACTCGGCCTGGGTGATGTGGTTGTCGTCCAACGCAACGACAAGCGACGCTACGCCGGCAGACAGGAACGCGATGGCGGCCTTGATGACTCCTCCGGCAACTCCTGAGACGTTCTCGGTGAACCAGACGAGACCGCCGGAGCCGAGCACAGTGGCTATTGCGATCAGCCAGTGCTTGGCGTCAAGATCGCCGATAGTGTTGCCGGGAGGTCCGAGGGCAGTGATCAACGCGCCTGCGGCCGACACGATGATTGCAACTACAGCTTTGAGACTGTTCATGATCCTCCTACCGCGATGAAGTGTGTCACCCAGTTAGTGTAGCGGAGGTTCCTGGCCACCATCCCACCACTTGGGTCCACCTGCCCAGCCTTGCTCGTGTTGCCTCCAACGGCATAGAACGAGCTATTCTGGTCCACCCACTTCTCGAAGATCTCAATGTGCTCGTTGGGTCCGTAGTTCGTCGTGTAGCTTACCGCGTCACCAGGCTGCGGGAAGCGTGTAAGCGCCAGATGCCACGCCCCGTAACGAGCAGCATCAACCAACGCCGGTACATATGACCAATGCGAGCCACGCACCCAGCCGACCACGCCCGCGTGCACGTACCAGTACGTACAGGCCATCGCACACCAGGGTTGGTAGTTGAGACCATACCACTGGCCGTACATGCTGTTGTTTGAGTTCGGTGGGGACTCATGGACACCCGCGATGGCATCCTTCAGCGCGTGATTTAGCGCCTCTGACTTCCCCGTCTTGTGGAGGGCAGCGATCCGCGCATCGCGCCGCTTACGGTAGTCATCGGGCAGCGGCTTCCAGCCTTTGTGCTCCATTCCCAGCAAATAG